AGCCTGTTCTTCAGCAAGTTCTACCGCTTGCTTGTATGTTATTTGCATATGGAGATTTAGTTCTTCTTCAGTTCTAGGTAAATCTTCTTGATCGTTCTCATATAGATTGATACATGTAGTTTCTTGAACAAAATCATTTATATCTCTCGATCTTATATCAGAAAGCACAGAATTCATATATTTAGTTCTCTTTTCCATACCGTAAGGATCTTGAGAATACGCTTTAACATCATAAGTTCTTTCAGCAATACCGTTAACTACTATATCTACAAATTTAGGTATAATAGGTACTGGTTTCCAGTCTAAATTAAGATAGGACAAATCACCATTTATAGATAACTCATCCTTATATTTTTGTATTGATTGCTCACCTCTAGCGTATAATCTTAAATTATGAAAATTATTTTGATTAGTTCTATATCTATTAGATCCTCTATCTGTATGAAACCACTCAGTTTCAATAGCTTTACCTACTTTTAAGCCATAGTCATAGCTCATTTTTTCCAAATCACTAACGACTTGGCTCGGAAAATAATTATTTATAACAGACTCTGCCATATTTATTTTTTGATTAATTTAGATGTATTACCTTGGTTTGAATACTTGGAAATACTTATATTTAGTTTTGGTTTCTCAACAGTGGCATTGGGTTTATAAAGATGTCTGTTACAAGCCATAATAGCTAATCCAGAACTAATAGACGCATCGTGTTTTGTTCTTTTGTTTATATCAAATCTAGACCAATCATTTAGTAGTTCGTTAAAATAACAGTCTCCAAACGTTCCATCTTGTTTCATACCAACGTGCGCTTGTATGTACATTTCAATAGCAGCAGCATGAGCTTGTTTTATGTCTTCACTTGAATTTGGTATTCCACCAACTTCTTTTTCAGCTACAGATAGTTTGTTCCATATTTTATCAGGGCGATTCATAGAAAACCCTCTATATCCTCTTCTTCTAAAATAATATAATAGACGAGGTTTATTATTCTCTGCGAGTATAGGCATACTGTAAAATACGCAAGCCATTAAAATATCTTCAAAGAATATCTCTGCGGTCTGCGGTCTTGCTAAATATTCTAAAAAGAAACTATTAGCTGGAGCGTCTTCCATGCTGAACTTAGTTAAACCATGTAATGCACCTTTTGATCCTTCTCCATCTACAGTTCCTGATATATCATACGAGTCACATCCAAAAGAACCCATATGTTCATTTCCTGGCCACTTAATACCATTTTTTAATACTACTTTGTTTTGTATATTCACCGGTGGTACCCAACTTATTTTAAACCTACCTTTTTTATCTGGGTAAAATATAACAGTTGAATCCTTTACCCCGTTAACCCATTGAAAATTACCTCTTGTAACTCCTAAGGTTCTAGACATCTCCTCGTTGTAATCTATCTGTTCGTATATCTTAACTAGATTAAAAATACTACCTTTTGCTTCGTCTCTAAACGCGTGTTCTGTAGTTCTTGGGAATTGTCTGTAAAATTCGTTTAAAGCATCTTGATCACTTTTAAGTCCGTCAGCTTCATTCTGCCAGTTTTCTACAACACCTACATCTATTAATTCTCCGTGAGGGTCGAAGACATCATGATCTGGAGTATCAAATACTGGAATTCCGTGCTCATCAATAAATCCTTCGTAGTTCCATTCCATTGGGATAAAAAGAGAATATAGTCCAGACGCTGTCTGTCCATTCCTGTTTCGTTTATTAACGTCTGAAGCGTTATATAATTTTTTAAAGTTGTCTCCACCTTTGTCTAATGCGTTTGAAGTTGAGCCCATCATACACTTACCTATAATCCTACTACCTAATCGTAAACATGTTTTTGTAACTCTCCAGTTATTTAAAATATTATCAGGTCTCTCCCACTTCCCACTCTCATCGTGTACTAGTAATTGTAGTTTTTCACCATCATAACTATTATCACCTGTATTTTTCCAATCTATAGTTGTATCTAATCCTTGTATTTCTTCAAGCTTTTCGTTTGTCGTGATCTTCTTTCTAGTAAACTTACTCGCAGGTACTCTGTAAGCAAGTTCTGATTTAGGACGATCCATCCCATCTTGGATAGGTGAAAAGAAGAACGGATAATTAATTGATATAGGTACAACTTTGTCTGTAAACATTTTTTTAGCATCACTACCTGTTTTAGATAATACACCAAACCTTGCGTCAGTGGATATTGTAGCTTGATTAACTGTTTCAGCTGATGACATAAAAGAAAAACCAGAACGACGATTTTTAAGGTAACACATACCGTAGCACCGTTTATCTGCTTTACAAGCTTCCCAGAATATATAGAATAATCTATTAGCTTCTCTAAAATCTGGAGCTCCTACGTCAATCTTGCTCCACTGCAAGTACATGTAATGAGTACCTGTTATATATGTATCTGTTCCTTTGTTGTTAAACCAAAACCCATTTTCTCTTCTGTTGAACTCTTCATCAATATAATCGTGCCATTGTGCTTTGTTTTCTTCTGGGTATGCTTTCCAATCAAATATACTTTTTAATCTTTTTAATTCTTTAGGGTATTCAAACTGCTCCCACTTTTTCTTTTTGTTGCTATACACACCACTAACTTTCGGTAATGCTATCTGGAAATTTTGTATCTCGTATATCTCACCTATCTGACCAGTTCTACTTATAACTACAATATTATGTTCTTTATTGTAACCATACTCCCATTTCCTACCTTTATTTAACCTACTTATAGTAGTCTTTTTTATAGGTTCAACTACTTCATATAATTTTTGCTCGTACATTATTTAGACCTTCCCTCTGCAAAACCTTTAAATGCTTGCTTTTCTACTTCTTTAGGTTTGTTATCTAATAAATCCTGTTCGTCTTGTATTCTGTTTAGTATTTCAAATGCATCGAATATAGCTAGTTTCTTTGTCGCTGCAGCATTCTTTAGCTTATCAGCTGTTAGATCATCATCTGAATCCACTATCGCTTCCTTAGCTACCTTAATAAGCTCCTCAACTGCTTTATGCCCAGCTTGGATTATACTCTTCTTCGTTTCCTTGATATTCATATTTGATTGTAATAAAATTTGATAATACTCGATATAATTTTTGCCCATCTATAATGAATTCGTACTCAGAGCTTGGTCTAAAGCCAACCAAATCACCTACGTTCACCGTACCATCAGAGTACTGAACTACACCCATTAATGGTTTTTCTGTCTCTACATCAAATTCATCTACAGACTTTAAAGGTTTTACAAAGCAATATCCTTTAGGTGCAGACCAATCATCTTTTCTTTTATATAGAAATATTTGATCATCATTAACTAAATATGTTTTTTCATCAAAATAACTCCTACTATTCTTTTCAATACCTTTAACGTTGTGCCACCTTCTAAATACATTATGATGAACTATAACTATATCCCCAGCTTTAATATCCGTCTCACCAATTATAGGGGTACTAATAACCTTAGCTTCTCTATTTACATATTGATGGTTAAATATCTCAGTGTTTAATACAAGTTCTAAATCCCCTATCTTTTTAGTATTATTGTATCTTTCTCCTACAGGTGTTACAACAAAGTTGTAAACGCTTTTCATTAGTATTGTAGATTGTATTCTACAGAAACAGCCATGTTCTTATTAAAATCTTTCCAAGGCAGAACATCATTACCTTTTTTAATATAAACACTAAACTTTTTATCCTCTTCTATAATATCACATATAGTATGACCACCATACACTTCTTGCCCCACGGCATAGTGCATGGCGTCATTCTTATAATCTTTTCCGATACTAATCTTTCTTATCAGTTTCGACATCTTCTCTTTCAGTTATAGTACCGTCCTGTATGTTAACATTTACTTTACCATATTCTTTCTCAAGTTCTGATTGATGATCTAGTAAGTCTTTTCTCATTAAAGTTAAGTCATGAAGCACTGCGTGCTTTTGAGTTTCGATTTGCCCAACTCTAGTTGTTGCACCGTTCATTGCCCCCACAATCTCTTGTAGTTTCTTTAATTGTTCTTCTGTTACTTTTAATACTTCTTCTTCTTTTTTAGCCATTTTATTTAATTTAAGTTAATTTAATTTTATAGAGATACTTTTAACGCCTCTATGTTCGTTTTTTGTGCAGATGTTAAAGCGTCTACAAATTCGCTGTGTTGCATTTTTAAAGCTAAGTGTCTTTCGTTTCTAGCTAAAGTTGCTTTTTGTTCGTCTGTAGGAGATGCTTCAGTTCTTAGAGATACTACTATAGCGTAAGAATCTAATGAAGCTGGTACATCTGCTGCGTAATCGTGGTCTACCATTTTGTTTTTGTTTTTAATTTGTTATTATATAATTACTTGTTTTTCAGTTGTTTTACTACTATGATGTTGCGAATGGAGTAGCTGCGTTACCTGTATGTAGAACTGTTCCTTCCACAAACCATTTATCAGCAACAATATTAGTTATTTTAATCTTAGTACCTATAACGCCAGTTGTAGTACCATTAAAACTTACAGCACTAAAAGAATCATCTTCTTGAGCAGCCATACCAACAATAGCATCACTAGTATCAGTGTCTACCATTGTTAAAGCTCCATATATTTTTTCATTTGTTGTGTCTGTACATACTATTTTATGAGAATTAGATGTAGCTGCTACAGATATTACAAATTCAAAAGAAGCGCCAATATAATCTCCGCCACCAGAATCTGGTAGTGTTACAGTGGCTCCGTCAGCGTCACTGAAGTTGTATATGTTATTTATTCTAGGAGCAGCAACATTAGTTGGTGTAGCAACAACTGTTTTTCTTAAACCATGAACTATAGCGTTTGTTGTTGTAGCTGTACCAATCACTGTTTCGTTATCAGCACCTACAGCAGAAGCTGCAGCAGCATAACCTATTATAATGTTGTTATCTCCTGTAGTTAACGCATCTCCAGCTAAAGCACCGATTAAAGTATTATTAACACCTGATGTAACTTCTGAACCGGCAATATGACCTAAAGCAACGTTATAAGCATTAGCATCATGATTTAGCTTGTTTAAAGCGTAGTAACCAATCCCTATATTATTGCTACCAGTATCTTCTGCTGATAAAGCTCTAAAGCCAATTGCAACGTTATGAGTACCTGTTGTTATTGCGTCTCCAGCTTCAGCTCCAACTATAGTGTTCTGCACACCTGTTGTCATTGCTGCTCCAGCAGATGAACCAACCGCAGTGTTGTGACCTTCCGCGCCTGCGTTTAAAATTCTTAAAGCAGAGTAGCCTAAAGCGGTGTTATTACCATGAGAATCTTCAGTCATCAAAGATTCATATCCTACAGCCGTGTTAGCAGCTCCAGAAGATAAATTAAATCCAGACTTATAACCTAAAGCTACATTTGCATCACCACTTAAAGTGTTTCCTCCTAAAGAATTAGAACCAAGTGAAGTATTAAACTGACCAGTGTTAGCATTTGCTTGAGAGTTTGATCCTACAGCAGTGTTGTGACCGTCACCGTCACCATCTTCGTAATCTTCTAAAGCTTTATATCCAACAGCTGTGTTATGATCTCCATCAACTGATGTACTTAATGCCTCAGTACCTACAGCAACATTTGAAGTACCTATTGTTAAAGCATCACCAGCATATTGTCCAATAACAACATTTTCACTAGCTGTTGATATAGCACTACCAGCTTGATTACCAATACAAACATTACCAGAGCCAGAATTAATAGCATCACCAGCTAAACCACCTACCAAAACATTACCTTGACCTGTTGTCACAGCTTTACCAGCTTCAAACCCTACAGCGGTATTATAAGCGTTTCCATCATAGTTTGATGTTTTTAAAGCTTGATAACCTATTGCTGTATTTCTACCACCAGCAACTTCAGTGCCTAAAGCTTCATGCCCAATAGCTATATTATTAGCACCTGTAGTTAAAGCATCGCCTGCAAGTCCACCCATTACAATGTTTCGTAGACCGTTTGTTATTGCATGACCAGCATGGTGTCCAATAGCTATATTATGGTTATTAGCATCGTTATTTTGTACTTGCAAAGCACCTTCTCCTATTGCAATACTTTGACCACCAGTATCTTCAGTAGATAAAGCTGCATATCCAATTGCAACGTTACTAGATCCAGTTGTCAAAGAATCACCAGCAAATGCACCAATTAAAACGCTAGTAACACCTGTTGTCATTAATCTACCGGCGTCAACACCAACAGCTACGTTATACCCTTCAGCTCCTGCATTTAGTGTTAATAAAGCTTGATAACCAAAAGCGGTGTTATTTCCATGAGCGTCCTCTGTGCTTAAAGCAAATGCTCCAACAGCCGTATTTCTAGTACCAGTTGTTAAAGCATCACCAGCTAGTCCACCTATTATAGTATTTACTGTACCTGTTGTTACCGCTACTCCAGCTTGATAACCTATTGCAACATTATACGCATCGGCTCCAGCGTCTTGTGCGTATAAAGCTCCCCTACCTATTGCAA